CGGACCGGCTGGGAACGATATCCGTGGAGCGAGACAGGGGCGCCGGGGCGTGCCCGCCGTAGATCGCCCGCTGCATCGCCAGGGCTTGGCCCATGTAGATCACGCCGATAAACGGGGGGTCGCCGCCGTCCAGGGTGACGCGCCAGTATTGCGCCGTGGTGTCGTCGAACAGGAACAGGACCGGATCACCAGTTGATGCAATGACACTCGCCGCCTCAGTCCAAGCCAGCCCGTCGTCGCTGTGTTCCACGGCCACGGTGTGCGGGCCGGTCACGCCGAAGTTGTGCGCACCGATGCCAACCGCGTTCACGGTCATGGGGTCGGTGTTGTCAACGGTCCACTCCGCCGGGAGGGACGCGGGTTTCCAGCCGTCATAGGTCGTAGCCCGTGCGGCGTCTTCAGCGGGGAACGCAGCGGCAGAGCTGGACCCCGTGACATTCTCCGGCAACGCCAGATTCTCGTAAAGGATGCGAGCGTGCGTCAGCGGGAACCCCGAGGAACCAGCGGACAGGATGAGGCTTGAGGAAATGACTACGCTCATGTTGATGTCCTGATGGTCATGCCCTGGTCGCCACGCTCGTTGATCGCAGAGATCAGGCCGTCAATCTGCTCCCCGGTGTAAATCTGCGAGGGGTCAACGCCGCGAATGTTGATAATGGTGCCGCCACTGCCGCCGGTTCCCCGCACAGCCTCAGACGTGGCGACCTGGGGCGCAGTGCCACCACCGCCGCCGCCAGCACTGCCGCCGCCGCCAGAACCAAAGCTCTGAGACTTGATAGCGGCAATCTGTGAGCCCGTCTTCGCCAGAGACGCGGCAGTGTACGCAGCAGCCACCGCAGGCGCCCAGGGACCACCAGTCGCCATGCCTGCCTCCCACGCCATCACGGCGGCGTCGTAGCCACCCACAACAGCGTTGGAGATAGCCAGGGCCTTCTTGATTTCAAACGCCTTTTTGGATTGGGATGACATGGAGTTGATCATGGACCCGAGGGCATCCGTGACCATGCCCGCCTCGGCACCAAGCCCCTTGGCCACAATGCTGTTCATGGCGTCGTAGCCGCTACGCTGGATGCCGACCTGCTGCTCCATGTAGTCCTGCATCGATTTCAAGCGCTGTTCCTGATATTCCTGCTCGCTGATCAACCCTTGTTCGCGGTGCAGGGTGTCCAGATCGCGCAGGCGTTGCAGGTGTTCGGCGTGTAGAATTTCCTCGCTCTTGGCCCGCTCCAATAGAATTTCCAGGCGGCTCTTGTTTTCCTCTTCCATCCGGCGCAGGGCTTCCTCGCGCTGCTGCTGGACTTTCTCTTGGCGCTTTTTCTCGGATTCGTCGTCCGAGAATACCGACATGCCCGCGCCCTCTTGGGACATGGCCTCGCTCATGCGCTGCTGTAGCGTTTTCGCGGCTTCGTCGGCGGACTGCTGAACTTCCTTCACCCACTCTTTTATCCCATGACTCGGCATGGGCTCCATGAGGATGTCCTGGATATCCTGCATGGCAATCTGAGTGGCGGAGCGGGCCGTCTGCAGGTTCTGATAAATATCTCGACCCAGGCCAGACATTCCAACCCGCTCAATGTCGACGCCCGGAACCTTGTTCAGAAGCCCGATGAAGTCATTGGTCGCAGCAGCGGGGCCGTTGACGATCGTGTCGGCTGCCTGCCAAAGCTGCTCTTCTAGCTTCAGGAAAGCCAGTACGCCAGTGCGCCCGGCCACCTGAAACACACGCTTCACGCCCTCAATGGAATCCATTATGAAGGCGGCGCCGTCGATCACCTTCTGGAAATTTTGCTCGATGAGGTTCCCGAAACCCCCGGCCTCTTGAGCGGCTTGGTCGATCAGGTTGGCCACGCCAGCCAGAATGGGGGCCAGTTGGGCGCCAAGCTGGTTTTTAACCGTTTCCATGGTCTGGTCGAACTTGGCCATCTGCTGCCCGGCCAGCTCAAGGCGGGCAACGTCAATCTCAGACAGGATGCGCCCGGCCCGCTCGGCCTCGTCGCCCAGCGCACGAAGAGCCTGCCCGTTGCTCTGTAGAAGTGGCAGCAACAATGTAGAGTCGGAGGCCATGGCCTCCATCTGGAACACCAGCTCATTGCCGGACAGACCGGCTTGCTCCATGCTGCTGACAAACAGTTGCAGGGCCTGGGGACCAGACAGCTTTCGGAACTGCTCAGCGGTTACCCCAACTTGCGGAGCGACACGCTCAAAGAAATCCACCATCGGGCCGCCGCCCGTCTGTATGAAATCACCGATGCGATCCCGCATGTCCTTGTAGATGTCGGCGAGCTTTTCTTGCTCAATGCCCACCGTGCGGGCAGCGGCAGCATTACGCTGGAACTCCGTTGTGGAGGCGCGGGAAATGCGTGAAAGATTGGAGATTTCCCGGCCCGCCTGGGCGGCGGAGCGAGTGATTGCGACCGCACCAATGGCGGCGGCAGAGGATAGAGCCGCGCCCCACTTGGCAGCGGTAGTAACACCGGCACGAAACTCACTGGATAACTGCTTAACCTGCTCCTTGGAGCTTGATACCTTACGCTCAAGCTCGGAGTTGTCAGCCGTTATCGTGAATTTCAGTGTGGGATTGTCTGCCACGTTTCCGCTCCAGTCGTTTGCTCAGCCGCTCCACGTCCCGGCGGGTCAGGCTGCCCGCGTAGGGCTTTGGCGGGTTGGCCTGCTGAAACTTGGCGGCGGCGATCCACCAAAATTCAGTTGGGTGGGTGCGCCAAAACTCCACCGGGCTGTAACCCCAGCCCACCCAAATTTCATAGCAGGCCCGGACTATTCCGCCTCGCTTTTTTTTTGGCCGTCATCCTCGCTTTCCGGGGTGCGCGGATCGCCCACCTCCAGGTCGGCGTCTGGCTGACCCATGGCGAGAATCTGCGCCAACGCACCGGTCATCTGCCCAAGGTCCTCATAGTTCGTCTCGGACCTAATCTGGTTGGGCGTCACCGGGTTGCGCGGGTCGGCGTAGTTGAGCGCGGATGCGTAGGCGCGGTAAATCTTGGCCGCCGGATAATCCCCCTTGCTCATTTTCTGAATCAGGGGGAAGTACCCAATTACATCCTCGATGGCCTCGATAAGCCCCCAAATGCCGTCTTCCTTGTCGATAACGTGGGTACGTCCGTTGTACTCCAGGGTGACAGGGCTAAGCTGGCTCATGGGGTCTCCTTACGGGGTTTCGGGGGTGAACGTGAATTCACCGCTGGACTGTAGGGACGCGGTAAACGTCACGGCCTCAGCGGTGGGGGCGCCCAGCTCAAACGAGTTGAGATAGAAATCACCCTCAATGGTGCCAACACCGGGGATGTCCATGACGTGCCCAGTCAGCAACTCACTGGTGGCGCCGGTCGCGGCTTCCAGCAAGATGGTGTCCTTGGTGACGCCTTCCACGCTCATGTCCATAGAGCGGGTGGCCGGGTCTGCCAGCAGCGTGCGGAAACCGTCGTCGTCATCGCTGGTGATGTCGATGGGCTCGTTGTTGATGGTCGCGGATTTGCTTTGGCAGCCCGCGATCAGGTCGCCGGTTGAAACGTCGCCACGGTAAATGTCTACATCGCGGCCAGCCAGGGGAAAAGCCATGTGTATATCCTCTAGGGTTATAACTCGGGGTTAGTTTAGCACAAATTGATCTAGTAATCGTCCACCAGACAGCGCACGTTCAGCTCCCAGATGGGGCGGTCATTCTCAAGGTACAGGGGGCCGATCACCGGGCCGATTGGGGCGACGGACAGTACCTCGCCAGAGGCGCCCGTGATCCTGTACCCGTCATCCGCCCGGAAGAACCGAATAATCTCCCGCATACGGGCGTCGCCCGCCACGGCACCCGATGGGTTGGCCACCAGGATGATGCGCACATCGGGATACTGGACGACATAGTTGTCATCCCCGGCGCTACCGGCGGCGCGGAACAAGATGAACGGGGTGTTGCCGTTGACCTGTTCGTCGGTCCAGCGGAAATATAGGGTGTCGTACCCGGCCAGCAGGCCCTCGGCGTCAAGGTGGCCCTGGATTCGTTGCAGCAGCTCGGCGCTCATACGTCGAAATTCCTATCAATGAGGTTTTCGAGGTCGGTCTTAATCATTTCTTCCACGCCCTTTTCCAGGAACTTGTTTGAGGCGCTGGACTTCTGCCAGTTCTTTTGAGGGCCATCATGGACAAATGGCGCATAGCTGGCGCCGTATCCAAGCTCGCCCTCATAGCCGTTCGTGGTCTTCTTCACGCGGCGGAACTGGCTATTGATCAGGTTGGACGTGTCCACCGGGGTGTAATAGGCGGCATAGCCTGCAACGGTAATCAGTACCTCAGTGACGAACCTATTGGACAGCGGCCCGGATATCCGGCGGGCCTGCTCGTCGAAATACCGCATCACGTCATCTTCGCCTTCAACCGCCATGATTACCGCGCACCCCTCGATGTGTAAACGGCCCAGTCCGGGGTCTCATTGCCGAACGGGGACATATCCCAACTGGTCACTTGGCGGATCATCTGCCCGCCAGCGTCCAGCGGATTTGCGATACCCGTGCGGTCAAACTTGGCGATGTAGTCGCCCCGCCCCGGTATCGGGGAACTGCCGTATTCCGCCTCAAACCAATACGTAGCAGACGGCACGAACTCCCGCCCGTCTTCATCGGTTTGGGTCTGCCCCGTGTCCTCCCAAGTGCACGCGATAGTATACGGCGTGCCATAGGTGGGCTGGCTGAATTGGTCCAGCGTCTTGGGCCAAATGGTGGCGATATTGGTGTAGCTCCAATTGGCTAGGCTACTCATACGACGGACCTATGGAGCCGAAATACAGGTTTGCCGTGTTGTCCAGAATGGCTCTAACGCACCCCGTACGGTCCAGTTGCTTGAGGGTGCCCCAGTATGGGCTGCCGTCGCCGCGCCACTGTCCGTAGCTTCGCGAGGCGCCAGAGGGGGCCGACTCGCTGGTGACCGAGCCCCGGCCCTCATTGGACTGGACCCACAGCATGTGTCGGATGGCGTACAGCTTGAGAAGCCGCTGCATGTTGTCGCTGACCGAGTTCTTGTCCAGGCAGGCGTCGGCCTCGGCGATCACGTCAATCACGATCTGGATTTCAGCATCGGGCACCGAGGTGACAAAGCCGTCCTTTACTTCCTCTACGGTGATCGTAACCGCCATGACGCCTCCGTCTTACTCGGTTTGTTCCAGTGCCTGCCGGATGCGCTCAGCACCCCACCGGCCATCAGGAGTGGAGCCCGTAACGTCCTTGTAGCGGGCTCGCAACGCTTCCAACTCATCATCTTGCTCGCCCTCATCCTTGGGGGTCGCAACGTGGAATACTCGCTCAGACACGGAGCCCTCCACATGGCCAAACCGCTGCCAATGGCTCGGCGGATCGGCGCTCAGAATCAAATCACTGCCGGGCATTACCATCACCCGGTCAATCTTCAGGCCGAGGCCTGTCACGGTGAATCGCTTTGCCATGTCAAAACTCCAACAGTTGGGCGTCGAGGTCTTTGCCGTTCGTGATCGTGACTTTCGGGGACAGCTTGCCCTCGATGGTCTTGAGCCGAACACAGATAGCGGAGCCGGGCTGTATCACGCCCACCGGGTACGATTCCTTGCCCTCAATCACCGGGTCAATGGATTCGCTGGACGGATTGGACAGGATCAGCAGCGGGGACCGGTGCGGCTTGTAGTCGAACGCATCGCCGCCTTCCAGAATGATGGGCTCAGCCTCGACGATGCCGCGCTGTCGCATGTTTACGGGTTTGATCTTCGCCATTCGTACCTCCTGACAAAAGAGGGGCCCGAAAGCCCCTCCCTGTGCATCACTTCACTGGTTCGAGCTAGCTGATGTCTCGGGCGTACAGGACACCAGACCGGCCAGCGTAGTCAGCCTTAATCTCAAGGCCCACGTTGGTCCATACCAGGAAGTTGTAGTTGTCGAACGGGTTACGGCGATCCAGGGGAACCGTGGTTACCGCCATGCCCACCAGGGGGCGGATGAACTGGCTGTCCAGAACCACGCCAACCACTTCGTTGCCGGACAGGCTTTCGTCTTCCTTGATGTCCGCAACGCCCACCAGCTTGAGCAGGGATTCGCGGATGGTGCCGAAGCCTACGTCATTGGTGGAGTAGAAGTTCTGGAAGTTGCTCATAATCTCGCCGGAGACATAGAACGTCACGGGCTGCTTGACGTTGTTGTCGTTCAGGCGGACTTGATCCAGCATGGCGATCCAGCCGGCGCGAATGGCGCTGGCATCGGTGCTGGTGGCAAAGTTGATGTTCAGGCCGCCCGCATCCAGGTCCACGTCGATGGTCTTGGTGGAGTTCTTGATGCCGTAGGCACTGGTGCCTTTGAACGACACGTCGGAGCCGTTGTAGATGTGATCGGCCATCTTGTCACGGATAGCACGCACGGCGTTGGCGTTGTCGTCGATCAGGCCATCAAACGCCTCGGACCGCTGACCCTCCATTTCCATCCACTCGCGACCGTATGCGGTCTGGTGGATGACCTTGATAGAGGAATCGTAGTCGTAAGCGGCCTTGTCCAGTTCCGCCGGGGTCTGGCCACTGACGGAGCTGGTCACGATGCCGGAGTCGGAAGCCCGACGGTAGACGTGCTCAACCTTGCCCACCGGCAGCGACTTGGCCAGCGGCAGCAGGTCGTTGAGCAGGGTCAGGTTCTCGGCCCGCATTATCTGCTTGGTCTGAGAGTCAAACTCCCGGTACACGTCACGCGGGATGACGGCAGCAGCATTGCCCGTGAAGCCGGTCAGGGCCTGATTCTGCATAACCAGCGGCTCAGACTGCTTATTCATCTGGTTACGCATGTGGGTCACATGCTGGTATTGGGCCTTGTGGTTCGCACCGCCAATGCCCTTCTCAAAGTCTTTGCTGAAATACAGCATTATGGTATCTCCTTGTTACGCGGCAGCGTCGGCGTTGTAGCCAGCGGTGGCTACGCGAGCACGGACGCGGGCAGTGGAACCGGAGGGGCTTGCGGCCTCTTCGGAATAGAACAGGACTTCCTCGGTGCCGTCAGTGGCGGCGACCTTGACAGTGCCGTCACCGTTGCTGGTCAGCGGGGAGTCGACAACGACAGTCTCACCGTCAGCAACGATGATGTTGTAGGTTTCGCCCACTCGCGGCCAGAAAGCACCGGCAGTATCACCAGCAGCCCAGGCATCAGTAACGCCGCCCTGCTCGATGATGTTGAGGTCGATGACGCGGTAAGCGCCGCCCTGGCCCTCGACGTTATGGGCAATCCACTCGCCGGAGCTTTTCAGCACCAGGGTGCCGGGCAGCGGGGTTTGGCCTGAAGCCAGCACCGCCTCTTGATAGGTCGGCTTCACAACGTCAGCCGGACCGGAAAAAACAACGTTCGCGGTAGTCATATCGAATTACTCCGGCAGCTCGTCGGAAAGTTCATCTTCGTTCGCGCCGCCTTGATTGTGCGCGCCGAAGATATTGTGGGCGGAACCCGGCTTAGCCTTGGCCGCCAGCTTGTTCAGGGCGGACAGGGGAACCTCTTTGGCTTCCTCTTCGTCCAGCAGGCCAGCCTCAACCACAGCATTCACCAGGGCTTCGCGCTGGGCGTCTTCCCGCTTCTGTGCGTTGGCTTCCAGGGTTTCCAGTTTCTCGCTCAGCGGCTTAACTGCCTCACCGACAGCCTCGCTCACTGTGTCTTTGAGTCCCTCGGCGTTGGCGGACAGTTGATCCACCTTGTCTTGCAGCGCCTTGAGCTGCTCTTCAGTGATCGGCATTTGATTGCCCTCTTGATGATTTACAGAGAAGCCGTCGGCTTCGTTCTCGTCTCCCTCGCGGGAACCACCCATGAGGCCGCGAACGGCACCCATGATGCGATCTTTGATGCTATCCATGGCGCGGGCCGTGTCCATATCGACAATGGCGCGAGCAAGCCCCATGGCAGCGAATTCAACGTCGTGCTCGGCGCATTCCTCAAGGGAGAAGTTCAGCACCGGCAGGGGGTTTTCGGGGTCTTGGGCGTTGACCATCATGCCTACGCCCTGTTCGGGGGTGGCAGCACCGATATCGCCCAGCAGAATGGCGTCGTGGTCAAACACCATATTGCGGGCAATCCAGCCATACCCGTCGCCCTCAGCCTCCTCCTGCTCAAGCACCAGCCCGGTGGAGGTGTGGATCGGCTCACCCTTGTTGATGGCCTCCATCAGTGCCCGGCCCTTCTCGGTGCGCTCGGCCACTTCCACGTCAATGGCCTTGTCCAAGTAGACACGGCCACCCTCGCGGCGGACGTTCTCGTTGTAGGCGCCAACCCAGTATTCGTTAATGGCTACCGGGTCACTGGCGGAGATATAGGAGCCATCACCGTTCTGAGGGTGGCCCAGCGGGGCCGGGGTGCGCTCCAGAGTCATGTAGGAGCGCTCGATTTCCTCGGCAGGGTACAGCCCGCCATTCATAATAATGCCATCCGGGAGCGTGGCAGAGGGGACAATCAGGTAGTCCCGCCCGTTCCGCTTCTCCCGGCGGATGTCGGCATTCCGAACCTTGGTATGGACGTTCACGCGAACTTGCGGCATTGGCACTCCCCGCGATTCGTGGACAGGCCCATATAACAGACCCGCGACTATAGCAAGGATTATACATGCCTTTTGGTTATAAGGGCAACAGGGCAAAAAAAGACCCGCCGGAGCGAGTCAAGAGCGCAGGGTTGTTTGGTTTCAGCGGTGGTCACCCCATCCGTAACCCGTGATCCACTCAAGGGCGGGTGGCGCCACAGTGCGATCCGGCTCCGGCGAGGACATTACAGCGTGCTGATAAGCAAGCTCATACTGAATGGCGATCTGTGACGAAGCCAGCAAACCATCCAGGATGGCCTGATTGAGGTCTTTCCCGGCGCGGAGGCGGTGAACGGCATCACGCAACGCTGATTCCACGGTTACAAACTCAATCGCCGAATGTGGGTGCGATTCTTTTGAGGGCTCCCAGTCACAGAAATCTTGGGCTGCCTTTGCCACATCCCGCAGTGCCGCTATCTCCCGCTCATCCGGGCGGGGGCGGACAGGGCGTCCATGAGGGCCCGCACTTCGTCTCCGGCGTGGAACACAGCCAGTCCAATATCGTCAGTGGGCAGTCGCTCCAGCAGTGCAGCCGCAGCGGATCGCAGCCCATCAGGATCGCTTACAGGTTGTTGGTCGGGGTCGGCATTGGCCATTGCCTCCAGGGCATTCTCCCAGGGGCAGTTAGCGCTGCTGTGCTCGCCTATTTCGACACCCATATGCTCGGCAATTGCATCGGCCAGCTTGTCGGCGATGTCGTGGTATTCGTCGCGCTCTTCGATGACCTGGGTCATTTCCCGGTCATGCTGATCCAAGGTTACCGTTTCCGGCTCCTCGGCGGGCGCGGTGGGGGTGGCGGCGAGCATGGCAGCGCGGCAATCGTTCCAGCCCTCGGTGTACTTGAGGTCGTCCCGGCCCGCTGCCTGATTCCACTCCCGCTGCTCCGGCACCGCCACCTGGGGCGCAGCAACCGTCAAGGATTCCTTGTCAGTTGGGGCAGTCATAATATCTACGAGGGCACGCACATGATCCCCCGTGAAGTAGTCCGACACAGGGGCTTGTGCGGCCCCATCCCCCGCCATGGCGGCATCAATAGCCTGATCCGCCTTGGCCTTTTCGTTGTCATAGCCGCACAGATACTCTTCCTCCATGAAGTAGCTGTTGCCGTCGCACAGCCAGCGGTAACGCTCGGCATCTGCGCGCAATTCCGCCACTTCAGCCCGCAGCCGCTCCACCTCTGCCGCTGCTTGGGGGCACAGGGTCTTGGTCAGTTCGTGGTCGTAGGTCCAGTCTGTTGTCATGTCATCCTCCTGATTGTTTCGCATTATTTCAGTGGCCGCATATCGTCAACGGCATCGGGAATCCAGATGTCGTACAGCCAGCCGTTATTGTAAAACTGCCAAATTGCCACCTGCTCGTTATACTCGGTAACCTTCATCTGCCACGCGGCACTCGTAATGTCCCGCTCCATGCTGCGATGCAGGCTCTCTCTGGCCTCCATTTTTGCCATCTTCGCATTGATGTTTAGGTGGCTCAGAGGAATCACCAGAATTGCCAACACCAACACCGGGAACGATATAAGCCCGATCATGCACAGACCGCTATCGAACATAACCGCCACCGCAGCCAGGGCCGTGATTATCAACAAGATTGCCAAAATAGCCATATTTCCTCCTATGTGTTTCCACCAACCCTACCAATCCCGGCGACGATTGTCTTATATCGTTTTGGAATAACCTACTTCTCTTGTCGAAGCTTTCGGCCTAAGCCTGGGCTGACGGGTTCGCCGTTCTCGTCCAGAAGGGTCTCGATCTGCGTGCAGCGGCAGTTGCTCGTTATTACATCATCAGCTATCATGAGGCCACTTTTCTCTTGGAGATCGTACACATGGCCAACGTAGCCAAACCGCTCGACACTGACGACATGATCCAGCTCAGCAAGGCCGGAGCCACCCTCAAGGAAATCGCCGCCCAGGCCGGGATATCCAGTCGGACCGTTTACGAACGATTCAAGCGGGCCGGGTTCAGTCCTATACGCGAGAACGCCCCCGTGAACCGGTTTGATGTGCTGGCGCTTCACCGGCAGCATGAGGCTGGCAAGTCCATCTTGCAGCTTAGCAAGGAGTGTGGCGTTTCCCGAATTAGCCTGACCCGATGGTTCAAGGGTCGAGGCCTGCCCATTCGCGGTCGCAGCGACGCCAACAGCCTGCGAATGGCCCGACTGACCCCGGAAGAAAGAAAGCAGCTTGCGGGCGCCGCCCACGAGGCGAGGCGCGGCATGTCCGACTCGGATGCCACCAGGGCGAAGCGGGCCCAAGGGCGTCGCGACAGGGTGGGGATGTTTGAGCGCGAGATCATCCAAGAGGTGCGCAGCCGAGGATTCCAGGTTGACGGGCAGCATCCTATCGGCCCGTACAATGTGGACGCCTTCATTCATTCCCCGGCCATCGCCGTGGAAGTCTACAGCACGCACCCCGGCATCCAGAGAATGGCCGCCCTCAGAAATCGCAGTAAACACATCCTCGACAGGGGAGTCTCGGTGTTCGTTATTCAATGCACCTACCCCAACCGCAAATTCTTGCTTGGCCCTATAGCAGACAAGCTGGTCGCCTTTGCGGATATCGCCAGCAGGAACCATGCCACGACTGGTCAATACGGGGTGATTAGGGGTGACGGAAAGATTCCGCCCACCAGCAGTCACGATATTGATAGCGTCGCCCGCGTAATGGGCTTTTGAGCCCGCTATAAAGCGACCCCGCACCAAGGTACCGGGCAGGTAGCAGTTGATCGAATTCCCGTCCCGAGAGTAGAAATCCCGGACCTCCTGGGTGGAGTAGTAGTTGCCGTGCTTGGCGCGGTGGGATTGGCGGGTAGTCGGCAGCAGGGCGGACATCCACAGCATGGTAGTGCGAATGCCGAGGTTTTGCTGGGCATCGTCGGCCTCGTCCAGCCTGCCCCGCCGGAGCGCCGTGGTGACCTCTGTGCGGGCGATACGGTCAGCGCGGGACTTGGCCACACCAAAGCGGTCACGGATGTCCCTGGCGATGTCACGGGGGCTCTGGCCCAATTCCATGCCCCGGCGGAGCGTCTGCGCCAGATCGGTGGCTGTCTGGCCCTCAAAGCCGCGCATTTCCTCAAATACCCGCGAGGCCACCAGGCCGACACGCCTCTGGTAGGGGGCACTCGATACGACCTGCACGATGTCTCGGGTGTAGTCGTCGGTCAGGTGTGACAGATTGGTGACAGCGCCCGCCGTGCCTTCCTCGTAGGCGGACCTAATCTGATCGGCGGTGTAATCGTCCGGACCCTGGCCCATGCGCTCCCGCA